TTAAAACAGCTTTAAATCATCCTTTGGGTTACTAAGGTCGTAGTTTGCAGTTAATACCTCTATTTTCTTCTTGGCAGGCTTACCGGTTCCATTAGCTACACTCACACTCTGCTCCAATTGCTTTACATTCCAATTACAGTCTTCTATGTAATCGTTAAGTATATCACTTGGATAGCTACTTAACAAAAACTTTCCTTTTGCAATTTTAAGCGTTTTTAAAAGGTTTTCAAAGTCTTCTTTAGTATATCCATCATAATGGCCACAATCGCTGTTAAAATAAGGTGGGTCGCAATAATGAAAGGCATCTGAGTGATCTCTTGAATTGATAACTCGCAATGCATCGGTATTCTCTACTTGAACATTCTGCATCCGGATGGATAGGTCAATAGTAAAGGCATCGCGCTTATTGGTTATCTTTTGGCTTGTAGTGCCTCGTATTTTATCATAACCAAACGTACCATCAAGCATCGAGCTGAAGCTTTGAGCGGCTAAAACCCATACAGCCCAAGCACGCTTCAATCTACTAAACATGTGAGGGTTATTATATATTACCGTTGCATCGCTGTGTAGCGAACGGCTGTGCAAGCTAATACGTATCATCTTCTCAAGCTCTACAAACTCATTTTGCACGCATTCGTAAAAGTTGATCAGCTCGCGGTTGTAATCGTTAATAATCTCTACTTCGCTTTTTGGCTTAGCCCAAAAAATAGCACCGCCACCAACAAAGGTTTCGGTATAAGTGGTATGGTTGGGTATTAAGGGTAAAATGGTGGTTATAAGATTTTGCTTACCACCGTAGTAACTTATTGGCGTTTTCATATATTTGTATTTCTCACACTAATTAAATCCATCTTTGGCTTCAAAGGCATTGCCCTCGGTTCCAGTGATGGATTTGTTATTTATTAGTGTGAGAAACTGTAAGTAAGCCGAGGGTTTTATACACGCAACCTTTCGGGGTTGGTTTTCCCTACTTGATAGGTCTTCAATATCTCGCCTGCGCCTCTTGCGCCGCTCAATACACCCTCAAAAATCAATACAGTACCACAATGCTCATGATCTTGCAATAGTAACGCTGTGGCCACGAATACGATTGATGCTATTATAAATAGCCAGAAATTGCTTATTGTTTTCATAATTATGTCATTGCAGAGGTGCAACCCCCTTCTATTAATTTAAAAGCTATGCCGCCTATTCCTATAAATGTAGAACCTTCATACCTTGGATATTTCAACACTTCCCAACAGCCGGAATGATATTCATTTTCCACATTCTCTTGGGTCTGTATATGCTTTCGGGTTCGTTTTACAATGTTATCATGCTTGCAAAAAGCATCAGCTATTCCTTTTTTCCAAACATCATGGTCTTTCTTTCCAACATACTCATCAGCTGTGATCCCGAAAATTTCCTCATAGGCCGAATTAATACTCAACATATACCCATTTTTATCCTTTAGCCATTGCGGTACTGGAAGATCAAGATGTGCACTTTCCAAAATATTAAGCTTTATCTGAAGGCTTTGTATTGTCTTAGTATTAACTTGCTCACGTTTTTTTGAATTTTCACGGTGCATATCAAAATCGGTTTTCAACTCTTTAAATTCATCGCGTAACCGGGTATTATCTTCTTTAAATAACTCGATAACAGCACTCATCCCTTCACGTTTGTCTTTACGTAAAGAAATAACCCAAGACAATATACCTACAAGCGAACCACCGCCGAGTATTGAAAGTAAAATCTCCAACCAATTATCCATATTAGCTTATAGCAGTATTTAAAAGTGCTTTCACCTTTGCATGATATGCGGTTTTAAAATCAGCAATATCACTGTCTTGAAGTGGGTAGCTTCCGGTGGTAGATTGAATGTTGGTGGTGGCACCGTCCTCAATTACAATTCTATATACTTCACGTGCAGCAACCGTTAATGGAAATTCGTGGCTGTCATAATCAAAAGTTTCACCGGCAAAAGTAACCTCCAGATCATTCGTTTTGTTTATTTCAGTTTCTCTTGCCAATTGTGACTGCTGAGTGCTTATTTCGCCTGCAGAGCGTTCCACTAAATTATCTACCTCGTTTATTCTGAAATGACAAATACCATACTCATAGTCAATGTAGTCGGGGTCTTGGTCATCAATCAAGCGAGTTTCTGCAACCACAAGGTTGGGTTTATAATTGCCGCCCATTTCGGTTTGGTAGGCCGCCAGCTCTTCATCGTTAGTGGCGATCAACTTAAACAATACTTTTGGTAGTGCGGTTTGGGCGTATGCTTCGTAATAATTCATATCATTGCTTATTTATTATTCTACTTCGGTAAACGTGGGGTCATTTTTAGCGACCAATATCCAGTCAAACAAAAGTCGCTGGCTTTCTATTTCATTGTTAATCACCAACTCAAATTGAGTAGTGCTATAATTACGTGTTAAAAAAGGAACTTCCCCCGGAAGCGTTTCGCCCGTTATAGGTCGTACTGTACCTAAAACAAAATATTCGCGCGTGGTGGTATTAACGGGTATTTCATATATGGAATCCCCAATGGCACCGGTAGGGTAACCTAAATAAGTAGTACCCGATGCCAGGTATTCCATAACCTTACGGCCTCGACTTAAAGTGGTAATGTTTACCAAGTGATCATTATTGGCTACATCGCCCCATTGACCACTCCACACTGTTTTAAAATCACGGTTATCCAAAACCGGGCTTTGTGCCGTTCCTGTGTTAAACGAAGCCTGCTCAATCGTTTCAAACAGCGATATTAAATTCGTGTCTGCACCGTCATAGGCTTCTATATCATAGATTACACCATTATATACTATTTGTCCGGCACTTATAAGCACGTTGCCGGCACCGTTATCTTCTTTTTCACAGCCCCACAATATGCGGTTGCCGGGAAGCAATTTTAACAGCTCGTCAATAGGCTTGGTAAATTGCTCTTGAAATTCCTTTAGCGTTTCCCGGTTCTTTGGAAATCCACTCTCTTCTATAATAAATCTATGCATAATATTTAATTGTATAAGTTGTACCAAAAATTTTATAACGCTCTATTTCGGCCTTTAAAGCGGTTTCAAACAATAGTTTATCAGTTGGGTCGGCTTCTTCCATCGCCACTGGCACGTTAACCGAAAAATTGCCACCGGTTTGGTTAAAAGTTGAACGGTCTAAAAAATATTGTGGGTCACCATCGCCATCATCATAAAAAAACAAGGGTTCACCGTACTCAGGATCATAGTAATGCTCCGTATCTTCAATAACGGCATTGGCTATATAGATACGCCGCTGTGTAGCATCAAAACCATCGTTTAAAGCTTGCTGAAACAATGTTATTTGAGCGTTGTGACCAGTGATGTATATTTGCCGGGTCTTAAAAGTTTCAAAAACGGTATAACCGGTAATCAATGGTTTTATCACGGCACGAACCAACGCCAAGGTTTTAGCCTTGCGTAAAAAAGTGATCAACAGCTGCTTCACAAACTTGTTGAAATCTACCGTATATATTGCGTTGGGTATCATTATACTTTGGCTGTATAGTTAAATTCACATTCTGGAATATCCAGTTTAAAATAACCGCTATTTGGCTTCCTAAAATCCGTGATGGTTCCACTGTACCTATCAGCATTAACCGTGTCATAAACCGATCCTATTCCGTATTTTGAGTTGGCCAACGTGATAAACGCACTATGCACACCTTCCACAGCTTCCATAACATTCTCAAGATCATTAAGGGATATTTCACCATCAAAATCGTTCACGTTTTTAGCTTTTAAATAGCTATTTAATGCCGTTATAACGGGGGTGTCATCGGCACCGTCCAAGCGTTTACCGGTAGCACTCAATAGATCGGGTTTAAAATAGATGTCCACCTTTACCTTTAACAAATCAGCATCATCACTGGAACATACTACGCTAATGCCGGCAGCGGTCATTTTATCCCAATAGGCTTGCAAACCCGAAAGCTGTGATCCAGTTAACCGTTCTAACTCATCATCTACCAAACGGGCTGCTTTAATACGTAAGGTTCCTATACCGCTTATAATTTTTTCTTCTACTGCAGAGCGCGCCACGATCTTCTTTTCTTCTACCTCTTTAATTGTCAAACCGGCATTGTCATAAATACCACTTTCCGGCAGGGTTTGCCCGTGTTGATAGTTAAGGGTCTGCTGTATAAACCACCCTTTTGTAAAAGGGCGTGTAACGCTCGTTCTGTCTTCAATGTCTTGCTTTAGGGTTTCCCATAGCTGTTGCCGCGCCCAAATAACCGTAGCCACAACAAACACCCACAACCTAAAAAAGGACACCCTACTGGTGCTGGTAACATCGGTTAAAGATGCTTTCTCTTTTTGGGTTAAAATAGCCGTTGCCTGTAGGTCGGCACTGTTGTCTACTTCAGTCCAAATTTCGTCTTGTATGTCGTTTATTGTTGTCATTAATTTATGTTTAAACTAAATCGTTTTCATTTGTAAACTCTGTGGTATAATTAGTATCAATCTCAGATTGGCTTAAATCACCTTGCCATATACCTAATCTCTGAACCCTACCGTTAAGTGAATTTGAACCTAAAGAACTTCCCTTTGTTCCAATATATAAAGGGGAAACAGTATTAGTTGTTCCTGTGTACGTACCAAGACTACCAGTACTTGTAAGTGTTTCGGAAACTTTGTTTATATAAATCTCTTTATCAGCTAAAATATTGCTTCCGCCATCAGTAAACACTATGTGATACCAAGTGGATGTTGAAAGCATACTGGTACTGTTTATTTGTAGATAATTTCCTGTCGAAGAAAACATAAACATTCTTAGCACGCCCGAATTTAATTGAAACTCCCACTCCAAATTACTTGAAGCATCCCTTTTATTTATAATTGTTTGGGTGCCTGTTGCTGTGTCTATATTAATAAGGAATGAAATACTAAATGCTTGTGATGGGAAACTTAAACTATCATCGTCTGGTACAGTTACATAGTTTGTGCCACCTGCTAAATCAAGGGCATCCCCACCTTTTCCTGTTGCATAAGAAATACTTGTACCTGCACCATTTAATGAAGACACTTGGTCAACTAAATCATTATTAAATCTATAATAAGAAATTAAAGAACTTGTGGGTTCATAAAATATATGACCAAGATTTTTTAATGTAGTTAAAAGGCTGTTTAACTTTTCAGTATCAGTCGAGCCTGTTACTGTCAAACTGCTTGAATTTTCAAAAGTTACTGGCTTGCATAAAATTTTCGTGCCCCCTAGTCTTTCAAATTCAGCGTTATTGTTATATCCTAATCCCGACCTAGATATGTGGTAATTTATTATTCCGTGACCTAAGTTACTAACATCAGATAATAAATATTGATAGTCAAACCAATCTCCATAATTGCTCCATTCTATATCTAAGTCGTGAATATGGAAATAGCACTCCTCATTTATTAGAACTTGAATTTTATTCCATTGGCTTAAATGACCATATACATAAGCGTGATGATACATTTCATCAAATCTCAAACCATTTACACACCCTGCTGTATGGTTGTGGTACAAATATGCGTGGTCGCCAATTACTATTCCGTTTGTAAATGCACTTACCCAACATCCCTTCAAGCGATTAAAAGCACCTGAAGCCCTTTTAGGCAATATTATTCCAGAAACATCTATTACATTGTGTTCATCTAAATCACTGAATTGGTCGTAGTATGGGTTTACAGATATATCATCAGCAACAATATTATAACCATAAGCCCAATTTAAACCTCCTATTTGAGCCACATTTCCAAATGGGGTATATTGAAAATTTAAACCTTTAAAATGAACCGTAACAGCATTATAAATCTCTGCAAGAACACCTGTCATAAGTCCTCTTGAAGCTATTATTGAAGGATTTGTGCCACTTCCTATTATGGTTGTTCGAATAACAGAACCATTATTTGTAGTCCTTCTACCAGTTACAATTCCAGAGTGCTGTCCATTTGTTATTATATTTGATTCAAACGAAATTGTTGTCCTGTTTATATCCGCAAAACTTTGATATGGAATATATATTTGTGAATTGTAATCTATATTATTATCACCTACATCATTTTTTAAATCTCCATCGATAACAAATATTCCCTGATGGAAAATAATTTTGCCACCGCCATTGGCTGTAACTAAATTTATTAACGTCTGTATTGCTTCTGTGTCGTCTGTTCCATAGAAGCCTATGGCATCACTTACCGTAGTAACAGCGTTATCTTCTAAAACTACTTGAGTTGAATTAGTAACACTTAATATATAAGACTTAAAATAGTCATCAGAAGTGCCTGCACCTCTAATAACAACTACCTTACCTATATCCGCGCTTGTAAATGATGCACCGGTAACAGTTAAGTTTGCCGAACCACTGGATATACTTCCGGTTGTAAAATCTATTCCATCACCTTTAATGTCATAATCTGATGCTAAATAAATATCTGGTAATGAAACTCCCTGAGATCCACCCCCCTCAAAATCCACTCGATACCCTCCATCCGGTAATTTGGAAACCGTAAAACCATCACCATAGACTACCTTTAAAGCCGACTTAAATTCATTCCCATTTTGATCTTCTACTTTTTGTACACCAAATTGAATATCCTGCTGCTCTTCATTGGTAAGCTTTCGGTAATTATCTAATATCCCGGTACTTGTAGGGAGCTTTTCATAATAGCGATATTTTACATCGGTTTCGTCTTCTTCATCATACTCAACCGTAGGATCATCGGTAGCATCATCCACGTATTGCAATGCCATTGTGGTTTGGTTGTTTTGATCGGCCAACATAGCTGCAATATCATCGTATTGATTTTCGATGGTAGCGGTTTGTTGAGCATTTTCAAGCTCCTCAATCTTGTCTTCAATAGCTGTCCAGTTAGCATCCAGTTTTGCCGTTTCTAATGGTGAGCTTTGCTCTAATCTTTTGTGTAAATCCAGTTTTGCCATAATTATTCCCAATAACCCTCCTCAGCATAATCGCATACGGAGTACATGCATTTTTCAGTTAAATCAATATTTTCAAAGTTGGTGGCCGGTACTACGCCACGTTCTATATAAAAGTCCAATACCTCACGGTTAACGATTGGTAATGGGGTTTTAAATTCAGTTTGCAAGGCGGCAGCACCATCTATTTGGGTGCCATTTTCAAGACAGGCCAAAAACACACCTTCCACACTTCCGGTAGTTTCAATGGCTAAGTCCAACCAGTTTTGGTTGGGCATTGCTTTAAATGTTGCCGGTCTGTTACCTTCAATTAATGGCATCGCCTTGATCGTTTTTAGTTATTAGCTCTATTAAATCTTCCAAATCATCCAAGCTCTTGCCGTCACGTTCTAAATGCAACCGCAATCGCTGGCGTATTTCGCTCTTGGGCGCGTTGCTGTTGATCAACTCAATTAGGTTTGGCCCTAATAGCGGATCACTTTTTAAATCGCCTTTATTGAGCCGCGCAATAATGCCTACTTCTTGTAAGGTGGTTTCACCTAATATCAATTCGCCGTTATCATCAAACAGCACATCATCGTTTCCGTCAAGTAAAATATCTATGGCCATTACGTTATTTGTGTTGTGGGTGCTACAATGGTTGCTCCATCACTGGTGCTTCCAGAAACTTGCGCATTACCCATTTCAGTTTGTAAAACATCGACCATCTCATCAACTACTTCATCTACATTGTTGGCGGTCTTCGGGTCTTTCATTGCCTGCTTCCACTTTGTTCGTATGTTATTCCAATTTATCGGCATTATAAGTCTTTTAAAATGGTGTTTAAACGTTGTTTTAAGTTTGTCGTTACTTCGGTTTTTATCGCGGTTATGGCCGGTACATTTGGCGTAACACCTACACTTACCACAACCTTGTTTAACTCATCACAGAGCTTCCCAAATTGCGCGAAGTAATCATTCCATACATCCTTTAAATTTTCATTCCCTTGGTTAATAATGAACCCTTCTTTTTTAATAACAAAAGTGGTATCGCCACTTACGTAAATCGCCTCCTCGAATGCTTCACATTCAATTAAAAATGTTTCATTTTTCTGCAGCTCTGGCACGCCCAACATCACTTTGCTATCTACTACCGGCTTTCGGTAATAGGCTCCAAGCCCTAACTGCACATCATAATATTCAAGATCGTCCTCAACGCCTATGGCGGTCATTGTTTTGCCATCCCAATCTACCTCTTTAACCGTGGCCCAAACGCAACCGGGCGTCATCATTTCCTGTTGCTTTTCACGCTGCAGCTTTTCAAACTCTGCTATTTCATCATTCAAACTCATTGTGCGCGATCTCCAAGGGTTATCGTTCTACTATATTGATAGCCTTCACCAAAGCGAACACTCACACTTTCTACATAATACAACCCGGCACGATCGGGATACAAGTCACTTTCCAATTGTACTTTATAACCGTGTTCAACTACCGGTAAACCAAACGTGGTCAACGTACCCCGATATCCATCTACTTTAAACTTGCGAAGATCTTCTTCAGCTAATTTTTTAAGATCGGCTTCATTGGTAATATTGTAATAGGTTAACTGTCTTGTTTCGCCAGTTTCATCACCAACTTCCACGCTTATTTTTTTACCGTCTGGCATCGTGCTAACCGCTTTTACTTTTATGTTTAGATCATCGGCATTTTTATACTCCAGACGGTTGCCATTTTTATGGACGTTCTTTTCTAAATGAAGCGTTACGGGCGCAATATTTGTATCGTCTCCGTATATCTTGCCACATACCAATGTATCATCGCTCATATAACTATAAAGGCCATAGGTGCGCTTTAAATCGTCCAGAACCTTTGCAACCGTTGTGTTGGCATAGCGCACTTTTCCTAAGTCCACCTCGAGGGCGTCCACAGCATAATCTTCTACAATGGTAAAAAGCAACTCCTGCAACGTTGCTTTTGGAAACGATGTGTGTACTGGTATTTGCTTTAACTTCCACATCGCATCTTCACAATGTATCTGAATAGGAATATCTGCCGATACACGACTCACAAAACCGATAAACTCCTGCGTAAATTGACCGTTATAACCAAGGTTGATCGTTACCGGATCACCAGGGCGAAATACATCACTTACTTTTTGTTTATCAAAGTCGGCCACATTACGTGGTAAGGTGATAATAGCAGTATCGGTTAGTACTTTCCACGACTTTTCAATACGAACATTCGCAGGCTTCCGAAGGTTTAATTCCTTCCGGCCTCGCGATTGTGCAAAAACGATATGTGCGTTTAGTACTAACATTATAAAATCAATTCTTTAGGTGCTGCACTCTTGCAATTCATTCTAAAAGGAATTACATCCGGCCTACCTTCCAGTTGGTTGATGTATAATTCCTCTATTTCAATGGCTTGTATGCCGGCATTGTTATACAGCGAGCTTACTACGGGTATTTGCTGTGCTATTTTTTCAAATTGGTACAATCGTTTTAATTGAGCTTCCACCGTTTTAGCGTGGGGATGGCTTTTTTCCTTTATACAAAGGCCACGTATTTCAATACGCCAATCACTAAACCCATACATTTCGGTTACAGACCCATATCCGGCTGTTAATTCGGTTTTGCTTAAATTTTTCTTTCTGCTGAAGGTGGAAAGTGTAACCGCCGGCAACTCAAAATCACGTACCGAAATGGTTCCCACTTCGCCATTGTCTTTATAAATACGGTAGTTTTGACCTTTAAGAATAACCGGGAATATAATAGGCGTACCCAAATACGTAACCCGGTGGATATCGATATCGTTATCTACCACCGTTACACCTTTAAAGTTTCCGGTACCATCCAAAATAGTGTCAAGTCCAAAAGCTTCGTTTAAAAGGTTTTTTATGTTAGGGTTAAAGCCCATTAATTACCTACTGTTATCACCGCATCACGTAAGCGGTCGTTAATAATTCGTATTACTGAAGTGGCCACAGCTTCCACATCTTCTTTAGCCGTTTCATAAAAGTTTTGTGTAAAATTCAAAGTCATTTGTATGTTCTTACCACCACCAGAACCGGAACCGCTTCCAATGGTACCATTTTTAGCTGCAGTACTTCCTTCAGTATTCCCTTCGGCATCAAAACCACCCGAACCACCCGAAGGCAATAAGTTACTTTTAGTAGCTTGAGCCATTTCGGCCGCTGCGCCTTTTCGGTTGGTTTCAAATCCATCCCGTACTTTTTTACCAGTGGTCTCGTAAACATCCTGTAGTTGCTTGGCGGTTTCTTTTCCTACATTGGTAACATCTGCCCACTCATTTTTAAAGTTGGCTTTAAAATTTTTGATGCCTTCTAAAGCACCGGTGAAATTCATAGTAAAAACATCTTTGGCTATGCCACCAAAATCGCCAAACGTACCAATGAGATCAAACAGCTCTTGCTTAATGTCGGCAAATGCATTTTGAAAGATAGCCGGGGCCATTTTAATTACACCTGCAACTTGCGCGGCTTTGGTAATGATCTCTTCATTCCACCAATTGAATAATTTTACCACATAATCAACGCCTTTATACCAGGCAATTTGTACTTCCTTCCACGTTAAGCTCACGGTGTTTGAAAACTCGGCATAGCTTTCACTATTAAGAGCTTCATCTTGCGCTTGCTTTAATCGTAGGTTGGCATCGGCGGTTTGTTGTAGTTTTTGCTCTAAAGGAGTTAAAGCAGCTTCTTCTTCAATAAGGGCATCGTTAACAGCACCAATAACTTCTAAAAAGCCACCGGCATCCTCACCGGCACCACGGAATAAATCAGCTGTTAGTATTTGAGCGTTCGTACTGTTAACCCCTACGCGTTTTGTTTCTTCAGAAACTTGAAGTAACGCTTCCTTAATAGTAATTGAGCCGTTGGTAATATTTGCAAAAAGCTCATCGGTAAATTGCTTACCAAATGCGCGGTTAAGTGCTTCTCTGGTAGTATCGGTTTGCTCGGTAACACTTAGTGTAAATTCTTTAATTGCATCCGGCAGCTTATCATCATAAATACCACGATCGATCCCTTCGTTCACAATGCGCTGAAAATCTTTAAAAGCAAAGCCGTTTTTAGCAAACAGTTTTGGGTATTCACGAAGCGATTGCATATAATCATCGTTGGCTTTTCCACCACGGATCATTCCGTTTTCCATAGTACGGAAAGCTTCTTCCCACGAAATATCAAAAGCTTCAACATTGTTTTTAGCAACTTGAAGTGTATCTTTTAAATCGGCATCAAAGGTTTTTACAAAAGCTGAAGCTCGTATGCGCGCATCGTCAACAGCATCACCGGTAGTACGTGTTATTTGTTGGGTGAGCATATTTGCCTCTTTGGCTTGCTCGTTGTATTCAACAAATTCTTTAGTGATTAACCCAACGGTTCCAACAATAGCCAGTGCAGCACCAATTGGCGAAGTAAGAAATGCCATGGTAGCTTTTTTAATGCCATAAATGCCACCTTCAACGCCTTTTAAACCGTCTTGTATAAACCCGAAATCACCGGCCATCATATCGTCAACCATTCCCGAAAAATCGGCACCGGTTACTTTTGAAGCATCGCCCGTATCTTTAATGTCTTTAGAAACACCATCAAAAGTATCACCTAAAATGGCACTGGTTTTCTTTGAATCTTTACTCAGGTTTTTAAGCTCATTCGAAACGTCATCAAATGAATCACCTATTTCTTTACTGGCTTTTTTTGAAGATTTACCAGACTTTTTAAAATCATCGGAAACATCATCGTAGGCATCCCCTAAATCCTCACCAATGGATGTAGCAAGCTTGGCATCACGGTTAATTGATTTTAACGGTGCGCTCAGCTCATCTACAAGCTCTAATATCCATTGTGTACTTTTCTTAGCCATTTGGGTTTTTAAGTGCTATTTGTGCTATGCTTTTAGCCACAGCTTCACCAACTAATTTTGCTCTGTGTTGCTCTAAGATCGATGCTTCTAAAACCATCTCGAGCCATTGATCATCATCTAAGGTTTTAGGGTTAACAAAAAACGCACTTCGTATGAGTGCGTTTCCTGTTTTTATTTCTCTTACGAAGGCTGCCGCATCGTCACAAACTCCGTTTAAAGCTTTTTTACGTCTCCGTCTATTGGCTTGGCCAATTGAACGATCTTTTGCATCACACCCTGCTTCAGTTGATCATTTTCTGAAACTTCATCACTGCCACCTAAACGGCATTGATTGTAAAGTGCAGTTGCTATTTTTAGACCGTCATCACCGCCTGCTTTAGCTGCGTAGCTCTTATCGTCAATTTTCGGGATGCGGAAGTAGGTGTTATGCACGTTGCCATCTTCATCCATTTGTTGCATTAAGCGAACATCGCCATGCGCATCCTTCCATTCTTTAATTTGAGCCGCCGTTGCTTTTCCAAACTCTTTAACCTTCTTGTCCATTATGCTGCGTTTTCTGTGATGTGTGTTGGGTTAAGATCAAACGATCTAATAATACGTCCATCACCTTGGTTTACTTCCTTACCATTGGTACTGAAGCTGCAGTTATGCAAAATATCTTTTTGGGTACCACCGGTCGGTAACGCATACGATACTACGATATCAAAATCGTCTATATCCTGCAGGCGGTTGCCGCTTGGTAATGCTTTTACCAACTCGCGCACTTCTTCTTCATATAAATCAATAGAAGCGGAAGCGGTGTAATTGGTAGAGCTTTTCCCTACTGGATAGTTACCGGCACCCATATGCTTTTCTACCGTTTTCTCATCGTTGTACTGCACTTTGGTAATACCAACCACATCACGACCTAAAAGGCGTAATGTGATGGCGTTCCATCCGGTAAGTTTTCCTAAACTGTTTACTACTGTTGCCATATTATGCAATTGAATTTGTTAATCCTAAGTCTACTTGTATCTCGTAAATGATACCATTTACTTGAAGCTGTGCCTTTACTTGTAAAGGGTTTTGATCGTTCACCGTTTGGTCTGGATCAATATAGATCGAGCTGCCGGAAATCTCTTCAGCGGTTTCCATAATGGTTAAAGGCCGCTTTCCTAACTGCTGAAGCTCGGCTGCTTCAGTAGGGCGTATCTTTCCCTCGGGTGTCTTTAATAAGTTTCCCTTTACGCGTGGCAATAAAGCCAAACGGATACCGCGAGCGGCTTTGTTCCAGATACGGTTTTTATCAATGTGTGAGTAATCGCTCTCAATCGCTGCACAGTTTACACCGGCATTGAAATACAAACCGGAAAGGCCTGCATAGCTTCCAACAAAAATGTAACCGGTTTCGGTTAAAGCTGTTTTTTCAGCAGGGGTTAACGTGCTAACAGCTACACCGTTTTGCAGTACCGCACTTAACCAACGACCGCGACCGCGATCGGTTAATGGGAACGTACTTTGTCCTTTGGCATAACTTGGCTTTTCAATAATGTTTACTGAGCCAAGGTCTTCATTTACCTTTCGCACGGTCAGCCCACCTAATACAGTACCAACTGCAGCGTGTTTGGCATAGGCAGCATCTAAGGCTCTAATAACCGGGTCTTGAATAGCAACCACACTCACGTTGGCAGCTTCTTCTTCTCGTAGGTCATCATAAGCAGCAATAGCCGTTTCAGAAGCAAACTCATTACCTTCAACAATCACCGCATCTACATAGATAAACTCGGTTTTCAGCTCGTTAACCATTGTTTGGTAGCCACCGATGTAAGCCGAGAAGTCGGCTTCAGCATCGGCACTATTGCGTACCACACCCACCATACGGATATCGGTATTGTCACGAATGATTGCTTTTAACGCATCATTGTCAAACGTGCCGTCTGCTAATACAACGTACAGCGTTCCGTTGGGGTTAATTCTGAAAAACTCGTCAATATGATAATTGGCAAGTATGCTATTGGTGTCATCATACGATGCATCAATACCAAGGTCTACAGCATTTTGATACGATAACAATTTCGCTGCTGTATTTACGGCCAAACTACCGGTGGCCACCCCGGAACCAACTACCAAAATGGCAACGCCGTCATCGCTTGGCGTTCTACGGCCAAGGCCGCCATCTAATTGGTTTACAATTACTCCGTCAAACTCTGGCATTACTTATCGTTTTTTGGTTCGTCTTTATTTTCTTCCGTTTCTGGATCGTCTTTTTTACGATTTTTGTCGGTTTCGGTACCGCCGTCATCTGCAAGCTCAGCTCTACGCTTTCCAATAGCCGCAATAACCGTTTTACGAGCAGGTTCATCGTGATCGTTTTCGGCTTTTTCCAACGCATCAAGCTTTTCCTTGTCTTTAAGTGTTGCCACTTGAGCAATCAATTCTTTTGCAGTTGGGCGATCGTTTTCTGTAGAAGCTTTTTTACCAGAATCGGTATCAGCTCCATTTGCCTCAAAAGTCAAAACTGTTAGTTTTTTCTTTTTTGGGTTGGTCGTTGCGTGAAGCTTGGCAGCGTTCACATTGGTAAACAATTGCCCGTCCGTTGTGGCAAATACCACACCTTCAGTTGGATTGTCTTTTAAGAATTTTTCGGCTAACGCCTGTATCTCTTTTTTTTGCATCGCTAAATGAATTTAAGTTTTAAGGCTAAGACAATTCCTAAGCCTATTAATGCCGCACCGCCAATCCACGCAAGGATTTCAATCCACCAAGGGATATACCGCACGGGTATTTCTATTCTTTGTTTTTCAGATTCTTGTATTAACCGTAGTTCCTTTATCATTTTATCTACAATCTCAAATCTTTGTAATAACTCTTCAGTAATACATTCTACATCGATACTATCACCTTTACGAGTAATTATTGCAGTAGATCTTCCAGACTTTTTAATAAAGGGTTCTTTTGTGATTTCAGTAAACGGAACGCGAACCTTTAAGGTGTCTCCAGGAATGATAATAGTGGTATCTCGTTTTTGGTACGTTACCTCGGTAATGGTACTATCTTTAACAGTGCGCACCGTTTCCTTGGTCGGCTTAACCGTCCTACAGCCAACCAAGGTTAACAGTACTAACACTAACAAAAATGTAACACTCCCTATTTTCATTATATATTTTTTAATTGAAAATGCATTCCATCTTTTCTTGACCAATTGCCACCCCACTCAAAACCTTCATCTGTAAAACACTTTACAAGTTCTTTGCTCATTTGAGGTGTTTTGCCTAATCCATTCCAAGCTGCATTGATATCTATTGCAATTCCCCAGCTATGAAGTGACCAACTATTTAAACCACGTTTTTTTCGGATGTTAAAACATCCATCCCACGTTTTTACTTCGTCAGTTAAGCAGCGGTCTATTATATTCTGAAAAGCTTTTTCTAATGGTTTTACAATTTTTTCATTGCAATACAATCGATTTGGAAGCTCTGGAATACTTTGATTAATTTCATCTGGTATATCCCATAGTTTCATAAAAAGCCCTTCGTTAAAGTTTGAAGGGCTTCCCCATTTGTCTATGCAATTTTTGCTTGTAACCATTGTTCTTTATTTACCCCAAAGGGTTGCCGGCCACTTGCAATAAGTTGGCCAGCCTTTTTTACTTTTAGTCTATTTGCACGGGTGCGCCAGTGGCGATAAAATTGCCACCATCATAAACAAAGCTTTGCACCTTTGTTTTGTTGATCACTCCGGCAATTACTGGAGCGGTAATTCCGGTACCTAATGTTAAATCGCGAGCCGTGGCATCACTTGAAACTTTTAAGATCAACTCATCACCGGGGCTTGGCAAAGCATCACTTGATAATGCTAATGTTGCATCCTCTTCCAAGTCAATTGTTACAACAGACTTACTCTCTGAAGTTTCGAGCTCAATAGCTGCAGCAGATGCAAGAGCAAAAAGAGATGGTAAATACTTAGAGAAATTAGGTGCTTACAATCCAAACACTAACCCAGCGACAGTAGAATTAGATGTTGATGG